TGGCCAAGACTGTGCAGGAACGATCGGCCAAAACTGCCAGGAAGCGTATGGCACTTGCCGAAGAGGAATTGAGGCTCAGGGTTCGCCCCGGCACACGCCAGGCACTGGCCGACCTGATGGAGTGGTCAGGTATTACTGAGCAGGGCGAGGCGATGACGCTAATGATTCATCGGCTTCATGAACTTGGCTCAAAGTCCAAAGCGCTACTTGAACCGCCGCGCCACGAATTCGAGATATCGGAAAACGTGGCGCGGGAATTCCGGAATAAAAGCCTGCTCGCCATCCAGAAAGACCCGGGCGACGAGATCATCGAGCCCGCCTGATCCGGCTCCATGCCGGTCACCCGTAATACCCCATATCAACGAATCACGCCAGCCGGCGA